CTGTGTTTGCACGCGATGCACTGCTTCATGGGTTGCCTCGTGTTGCTCGCACGATTCGCCGCAGCGTCGCGCGCTCTGCTCGTAGCGCCTGCATGCGCTGTAGCTCTGCCTCGACCTGCACCAGCCGAGCTCGAGCTTGCTCGACGATGGTGCTTGCGGTGCTCGCGCTTGCCGGATGCGCCACCACCTTCGCCGTCGCCTGCATTGTTGCCGCTGGCTTCGCCTCAAGCTCTGGCATCGTGTCGATCTGGCGCTGCTCCTTGTACGGCTTCCCGCACTTGGTGCAGCAATCCAGAATCTTGATCGCGCCGCCGTCTTGCACCATCTGTGCGCCGGCGATTGTCTCTGTGTCGCAGTAGCCGCAGAATGCCATCGCTAGCCCCTCGTGAGTAACACCACGCAGCGGCAATATGGGTGCACCGGCGGCTCTATGTCAAACGGTGTGGCAGCGGTCGCGATCTTGCCGTCCATCTCTCGACACACGGGGCACGTGCGCTTGTCGAGCGTTGCGACCCATTCGCGTTGCAAGCTTGGGTCTAGCACCATCGCGACCTGATCCATGCGTCGCAGCTCGAAGCTAGCGCCTTCCCAGGTTTCGACCTGAACGATGCGCTCAAGCCCACCATCGTGCGCTCGCATGCTTTCGCGAATAGCGCCCGGCACTGGCACAATCACGCGAGGTCGAACGGCTGCAGCTGGTGCCGCTCGAAGCGTTGGGAGGCCAGGTCGCACGCGAGGCGGTGGCCGAACCATCGCACCAGGCACGCTCGCGAGAGAGCCGCGCACGAGGCGCGTGGTGAACTTGTCCACCGCTACTCGCAACGGTGAAGTGGCGCGAGCGACAGGTACTGACAGCGCGCGCCCGAGCGTGGCTGCCATGGTGGTTGCTAGACCTAAGCGACCGAGGTTTCGGCGAGCCGCTTCGATGCCAGCCTCGCTGCCATTGCGGCGACGCAAGAGCAAGTAAGCGAGCAACGCCGCAGCCATCAGCTCTTTCGCGCGCGACGCCTTTTGCTCGGCTCGTTGCGGCGTGTCTGTGCGCTTGATCTCGTACTCGCGCGCGATGTCCTGCAGCTCGTCGCGTGCACCGTCGAGCGTCTCCTCCTCGGCTGCGAGGATTGGAGCCGCGATGCGCCGCGCCTCCCTGTCAGCAATCATCGCGCTCGACGCCTCTTGCTGCGCAGGCTCTCGGGTCGCTGCGTGCTGGGCGGTTCGTCGTCCTCCGCGAAGCCGGGCTCACTGCCAGGTCCAGCCTCTTCGCTGTCTGGCGCAGGCTCGCTCGGTGGTGCGCCTGGTACGCTGGACGGTGGCCCTTCTTCTTCGGCGTCCTGGAGCGCCTTGGCGTTCTGCTGCGCGACGACGGCGGCCTCGTGCATGGCCTGCTCGGCGAGCTCGTGCTCCATCTCCTCGGACAGCTTCTCGCTGTCGTCGTGCGGGTAGATGTTCTGCAGCTTCTCGAGCGCCAGCCGCAGCGGAATCACGCGGGCGTTGTACGCGTCCACGGTCATGCGCACGACCTCACCCTCGTCCTGCGCGGTGAGGCCAAAGTACTTGCCCCACCGAGCACGCAATCGCGGGGGCATCCACATCGTCACGCCCTGCACGTCCACGCTGAACGTCGCGAGAATGGGCATGGCGCGCTGCACGCCGTGGATATACACCGAGCCCGGTGCGCGCCTTTCCTGCGTGTACACCACGCGGTTCAACATGTTCAGCGTGGGCACCATCCAGCCGTGCCAGAAGTCTTGCCGCAGACCATCAACGAAGCTGGTGGTGCGGTGGTACAGGAACGCAAGCGCCTTGCCGCTCATCGCCCCCTTGACCGTCTCGGGGCTCGCCTTGGTGTAGCCGAGCACCTCGCCGATCTTGTCGCAGATGTCGGCGACGTGGTCGCTGATGCTGTTGAGCGCATCGCCAGGCAAGGACAACAGCCCGACCTTTGCCTCCGGGTTCTCGTAGCTCCACACCGTGCCTGCGCCTTTCTTGCGCGCAGGTCGGCCTCCGGTGGTCGAGCCGAACACGTAGCCGCTGCCATCCTTGGCGGGCACGATAGCGGCCCGACCCATGCCGCCAGCCGGTGGCGCTTGCGGGTCTACTCCCGTCTCGTATGCCTGCGGGTCGCCGCTGTAGATAGCCGCGCGCCCACGCTGCGACAGCGAGTAGTTTAGCGCGTCAAGCTCGTCGAGCTGCGTGCCGTGAATGGGGTAGCCGTCAATCTCGCTCGCGTGCTCGTACGACGAGCGCAACTTGTACCAGATGACCGGGCAGAACCCGAGCGCATGCGTCACGCTCTTGGCCGGGTCCTCTTGCCACTGATCGTCTCGTGGTGCTGCGCTTATCGAGGCCATGTCGAGCGGCTTGTACACCACGTCACGCTGCGCATCGATGCGCCTGCGGTAGAGCTTGGCGTAGACCATCCACTGGCCTTGGTCGCTCTTTTCGTAGCAGAAGTATGGGTATTGCACCTCGAGCGCAACGATGGTGCTCCCGCTCTCGTCGTATTCCGGCGTGCACCACTTGGCGCGCAAGGTCTGAATGGTCGGGCAACCGCTGACGAGCGCGACCACCGAGACCGCCGTACCGCACGCTTCTGCGTTGGCGAGCGCGTCTCCGCATGCTTCGGGGAAGCAGGCGTTGCGCATGAGCAGTCGCATCCACGCCTCGTAGAGCTGCGCCATCTCGTCAGGCATGCCCTCGCCGAGTAGCCGCTCGTCGTCGTCAGCCGCCGCGCTCACGCCGGGGAAGCGACCCTCGCCGAACGCAAAGTCGCAGTGCTGCCGAATCGCAGCCTCAACGATAGAGTGCACCACGTTGGGCGCACGCTCCATCAGCGGCACGTCTTGCTTCGGGTTGAAGAAGTCGGGCAGCCCTTCGTACTGCTCACCGACCACGTATCGCTCGAGCCTGTCGAGCTTGCGGTAGCGCGGCGACAGCCACTGTTGAGCCATGCGCTCGGCTTGCATGAAGCCAGCGATGTTGGTGGCGTAGAGGCCGTGCATCAGGGCTCGTCCTTCGGGTCAACCAAGATGCGGCCCGCCTTCTCACTGTTGCGGAGGATGGTCAACACCTTCGCTCGCACGTCGCCCGCGGTGATGCGCCCATCCTTGTTGCCATCAAGGCCAGCGTTGAGCCGATAGATGGTCCCGCGCGTGACGTTGCCCACCTTGGCTTCGCTGTCCTTCTCGCCGATCAGATGGTTGTCGGGCTTGCCAGTCCCAGCAGGCCAAAACACCATCAGGTAAGCGTCGCCGGGCACCTTCCATTTGGGCATGCGCTTGAGGTACTTCGCGACCCAGTCGAGCTGCTCCTCGGCGCTCATGGCCGCGAGCGCGTCCGTGGTCGTACCGAGTGACCTTGCCGTACTGCGAAGGAACTGAATCAGACCGGTAGCGCCGATGCTGTTGCGGATGGACGGGCTCCACGTCCACGCCGTCTCGAAGCCGATAAGCGACGCGAGCTCGCCCGCGGGGATACCCACCTCCGCAGCGATGCGCACGAGCTTGGCGCGGAACGCTGGCGTGGTTCTCTCCTCGAGGTTCTTCACCTTCGGGAGATAGATAGGATCAGCAGCGGGCTCGCACATGGTCAGGGCTTTACGCACTGGCAAACAAACGTCACGATTTGCTCAGTTCCTGCAGTTGTGCCCGCACCAGGCACGAACAGAACGCGCATCAAGTCTCCCCATGCGCCACCGTTCACAGTTGACACGCCGAGCGCAGGATTGAGGCCCGTGCCAACGCTTGTTTCTGCAGTGACCGGGGTTGATCGATCCACGTGCCACACGATATTGAGCGGCGAAGCGCCATCGGCCAACTGTTGATAGTGCGCGTAGTCGTACCAGACACGAGCCAAGCTATCTGCTGGCAACTCTGGCGTGACGTCATACGAGGTCTGCAGATAAATGTCGAGCGTTCCGCCAGTTGCTCCTTGAATCGTAGCAACAATCGTGATCGCGTCAAAGTAGCTGAGGCCACCGACGAATCCCACAGAAGGGACGATTGACACGTCGCTGTCTGGGCTGTTTTCGATGATGCTTACGAGCTTCGGGCGCATGGTTTATCCCCAATCAAAGGCACCATCCGAGAATCCGGTGGTGCGATAGGCCTTCGTGTGCAAGGCGTCGAACGCGGCCACAAGGGCATCAACTTGATCGTCGTGTCGGTCCTTGATGCCGGTGAACGAACACACCTCGTCCACGAAGTCACGCAGCCACGCGGCTTGCCGTGGCACGTGCACGCGCTGGCTTGTCCACGCCGCAGCCGTCGATGTCGCTCGAGATAGCTTGTCGAGTCGCGCGGGGTCGGGCCGGAAGGGGATGCCTTCGCGGCGCAGGAAGTCCACGGTACCCTTCTCTGTGCCGCCCACGTAGCCGTAGAGCTTGGCGCCAGGGTAGAGCGCCACGAGCTCGCGAAGCGTTGCCGCGAAGTCGGTGGCCTTCGTCTGCATGCGCCGCACGTCGAGCACGTACCACGCATCGGCCTGTGCGCTGTGAGCCATCACCACCGCGACGCTATAGTCGCTGTAGGTGCTCTCGCTGTACGCGAGGTCGATGCCGATGCTCACGCGATAGGTTTCGGGCAGCTTGTCGTAGAAGCTCACGCCCGAGAACAGCGCGCCGCCACGGGGCCGCGGGCTGCCCATGTACAGCGCCCACCAGTCATGCTCGCCAACGTCGCGTCGGACCTTGTCGAGAAACGCCTTGGGCCGCTTGTGCCACAGCGGGCGCTCTGCGTCGTCGAGCGCTGGTAGGTTCATCACCTCCCACCCTTGCTCGCGCTGCTTCTCAAGCTCGCCGATGAGGTCGTCTGGATGCCATCGCGTGTGGCACACGATGATGCTGGCGCCTGGGTGCACGCGGGTCAGCGCCGCGCTCGTCCACCAGTCGCGAATCTTGCCGCGCACGAGTGCACTGTCGGCCTCCTCGCGGTTCTTGTACGGGTCATCGACGACCAGCACGCCCGAGATGCCGTGACCGGTCAGCGGGCCACCGACGCCAGTGGCTAGCAGACCACCGCCGGCCTCGGTGCGCCACTCGGCCATCGCCGCAGAGTCACCTCGAAGCTTGACGCCTGCCGTGCGTGCGTAGTCACGGCAGAGCCTAGAGCGGCTGTGCGCGTAGTCGGAGCCGTAGCTCGCAAACGCGTTGGTTTTATCGGGTCGCGCTGCGATAAGCTGCGCCAGCCCGTGCAGGATGCAGAAGGTCTTGCCGTGCTGCGGCGGCACGCTCACGAGCAAGCGCACCTCTTCGCCAGCCCTGATACGGTCGAACGCGCGGCACAGCGCCTCGAGATGCCGTGGAGGCTCGAGCATCGGTGAGACGCGCGGCACGAAGTCAGCGAGCGGCA